AGTCTTTACAGCTCCAGCAGAAGTGCTTTGCAAATCATAAACATAGATTCCACCACTTATTGATTCCATTAATGAGGATGTTCCAGATATAGTAAGAACTCCATTTTCATCACCAGAGTAAGAAAATGAATCATCTTCTATTACGGCAACGCTAGAAGTATCTGTTTCTCTTACGTCCAATTTCCAGCTATAACCACTTAAATCTAAAGAGGCTCCAGATGAATCTTTAAATGTAAGCTCAAGATTAAAGGTATCACCCTTTCTGCAGGTAATATCTACTCTTTGAGCCGTATCTAAATTTATTACTGATGCCATATTACTTCTTCAAATCAAAAGTTACTCTAACTTTCCACTTAACCTCGCTCTGGTCAGGAATGCTAGTTGCTTGACTAAGGAACTGGCTACCCAAATAGAAACGAAGAAGGAAGTATACAGCTTTAAAACCATTATCGTCAAACAATTTAAACCACGCAGGGTTTGATGGCTGGCTGTAGTGCTTTAGAGCTAAAGTTCCAAATGGAGCTGGGTCGTTTGCTCCAGCTATGTATGCGGAGCTTCCGTCAGGCAAAGGCTGAAAGTTATTTCCTCTATACTCTATATTGAATAACTCGTCAAATCTAGCTTGAAGCAATGGCATAAGTATAAAGAACGAGTTTGGATTTACTGAGTCTTTTGCAACACATCCTAGTTCAGCAACAATGTTGTAAAATCCTTGGTTGTTTGAGGGGTTAGTGTATCCAAATGCTTGAGCAGTAGTGGGTAAGTTAGTGCTTAAGTCTCCAGTTGGGATGTTCGTAAGTACTTCAAATGAGTGAATTTTAATTTCACTAAAGTTTGAAAATATAGCATCCTCAAGTATGAGTGCAGACCCTGGGTTCTGAAGACCAAGAGCTAAGGTGTATGGTGAACTTGAAACAACTATTGGAGAAGAACCTACTGAGCCAGCTGTAATCATATTACCTCCACTAGCATTAGAAGTAAGAGTTTGACTGTACTCAACACTTACTCTTGCTGAGTTGTTATTTCCAGTTGCTGGAGTCAACACAGTCCATACGCCAACATTAGGGTTCTGAACACAAGTAAAGGTGTACATAAGTCCATCTGCTGGAACTATAAACGGCTCGCCAGCTGCTTGTCCAAAGTGAAAGCTTTGGTCATCGTAAGGAAATACCAAAATGTCTATACCAGACGTGTTTACAATATTTACAACCTTGCCAAAAACAGGTTGAGGAAGACGTACGGCTTTATCGCTTGCCGTAGCAGTATCAATAATATTTAAACCAGTACCAAGAATAGTTGAAGTTGAAATATCATCAGCGTTTGCCGTTAGAATTTCCGTTACAAGGCCATTGTACTTAATCTTGTCAACGGTAAGGTTTCCAGAGTGTACTATGTCAGTAATCGGCTGACCAGCTCCATTAGTTAGCGCTCCAGCAGTTGTGTTAGACAAATCTCCAATGGTAAGTACATTGGGGTACGTGTCGCTAATTTTTTTATTAGTTAAGTCCATTTTAGTTCCAAGTATCTTGTTCGTTATTCCAGTAGTCTTGCTTTAAATTCCAGATTAAGCTAAATGTAAATTCAGCAACTTTTTTTACTCCGTTTAAAAGCGTTAATCCTAGTCCTAACATATTAGGCGATGTAAGCTATTACGTTTCCAGACGATACTATAACATTGCTAAAAAGTCCGTAAAGAACAAATCCAGCAGGAAAAGTTACAGAGCTTAGGCTATCTCCAGCTTCTGATGTAAATGTTAAAGTGGCTTCATCAACACAATGTAAAACTCTGTATTGCTCATCAGCGGGCAAAGTAGTGCCAACAAGTACAAGGCGGAATCCAAACTGACCAAATGCCTGAAGGTTAAAGTTTGATTCGGCAACAATATTTCTGTAACTCATAACTTAAAAATTAAAAACAAAACAACAATGCAAATATACAATTTATTAAATGCCAAGGAGTTGCGATACGATGTCGTCCTGACCTTGGTCTGGAGTTAACTCATCACGCTTTCCTTGACGCTGAGAAATCAACTTAGACTGCTCTACGGCTTGCATCTTTACTCGCTCGTCCTTAGCCTTTTCTTTCTTTTCCTCAATGTTGGTTCTCACTTGAGCGTCTTGCTGCTTCAAGCCAAGAGCTACTTGAGTCTTAGACTGCTCTAGTTGCATTTTCAACTCATACTCCATTTGCATACGCTGAATTTCAAGCTGCATTCTAGCTTGCTCCTTCTGGATGTCAGCTTGCATCTGAGCAGTAATCTCTTGAAGCTTAGCCTGAGATGCGGCCTGCGTAGTCATAGAGTTTGCCTCAGCCTGCGCCATACTGTTTGCACGAGCCTGCTCCATAAGAGTCTTCATACGCTTCTTTCTTCTAATAACAAGAAGTCGCTCAGCTTGCTCAAGGTCTTTAAGTTTGCGAATAGCAATAGCATCCTCAAGGTCAAGTTCTTTCTGCGCAAGAGACTGGTTGATGTTTTGCTCAAGGATAACCTTCTCATTGTCGTCCATCTCAGTCATAACCTTGATACCAAAGTTGTACATCGGAAGCTCCTTAAACTTAGACAATACCTCCATAGATGCCTTGCCCATAGCCTTCTCATAGATGCTATAGATTACAGACTTCTCAGGAAGGATTTGCAGACACTTTACGACATCTTCGCACACCTTACGGTATAGAACCATAGAAGCGTATACGATATCGTAAATGGCGTTGTTTCCTGCGTTTATAGCTTGCTCTCTAACGCCAACCAACTGCTCGCCCTTAGGAGTGGTTCCATCCATAACCTCATTGATACCAGTAGTGTCACGAATCATACGCAAGTAGTGATTGTACAAGTTAACTAGCTCATTGATGTTTCTGATGTGATTGTCAATAGACTGAATAGGAGGGCCTTGGTATCCACCTTCTGCATTCTTGGAACGGTAGTAGAATACACCAGTTTGCTCGTAGATATCTTGAATTTCAAGAGGCTGAAGCTCTCCGCCCATACCAAGTTGTACGTTTTCAAGACCTTCAATATCAACAAGGATTCCATCTGGCTTAGCCTTTGCAATTGCCTGCTGAATCTTAAGGTGGGTAAGCTGCAACTGGTCTGCGTAACTAACTACACTTGACACCATAGACTTAGGAATCATACGTCTAATATTGGTTGCAACAACAGAATACGAAAGTCTAGCCTTTGAAATATCGTGGATGTTCTTAGGAACGTTAGTCTTAATTCCGTACTTAACCAAGTAGCGGCTGTTCATAATATAAAGGCCACCGTAAACCGTAGCTGTAGTCATTGATACTGGCTTTCTGTCGTATACAGAGCCCTTTGGTGCGTAGTTAAATCCTTTGTTGTAGAATCCTACGTTTCCAAACTTAGACTTTTTCTCTTCATAATGAACGTCGTCAATGGTAATGTATTCAAAGTCAAGGACATCAACCAAGAACTCATCGTATCCAAAGATTTTACGCTTGAGCGTATTGTCGTAGCTGTAGCTATGGAACTTCTCTGGGTTGTTCTTGTACTTGTTTTTTACCATATCGGCAATCTTCTTGTAATCGTCCTCGCTAAGCTCGTCACCAGCAATGCGCTTCAAATCAAAGATTGTCATACGTCTAATGTGTCCAGCATACACCAAGTCAGAAAATGTGGGGTCTTCAGTATAGCTATGGATGAAATATGCAGGGTCTACATAATTCTCTTTGATACCGTAGTTGGGGTCGTTCTCACGCTTTACTACAGCCATACCGCAAGACACCAAGTCTTCAATGTTTCTTCTGTATACGGTATCATTAAACTCGTTCCACTCAAGCGTAAGGTTTGTTCCAATCTGAGCAGCAATCTCAGCATTAGTCTTTACGTTGTTCTCTTGGTAGATTTCAGCTTCTTCTGAGCTATCTGGTAAAGTAGCAGGGTCTACAGGCACTTTTAAACCAAGTTCTTTGAGCTCAGTCATAAGCTCTCTGTTTTCAACCGTTATCTGAATCTTTGCTTTTTCAAACTCTTTCTCGGTGCGAGACAACGGGTCAACAGCCTCAACATTCGGGTATGGTTTCTTAGAAAGAATCTTGTTAACTACAATCTTTGCAAACTTCGGTACAATAGGAACTGGAGACCAGTCAAGGCTAAGAAGGCTTCCATCGCCGTTGTTAGGGTCAAGAGAGCTAAGGATTTGCTTGTAGATACTTGTATCTTGAACACCAGCAGCATAGTCTCTGTTGTTCTCAAATTCCTTTAGTCGTTTTCTGTACAAAGATGTTTCGGAGTCTACATCGCCCCACTGAGATTCAATGGCTCTAGCGTACTGCAGGCCATAGCTTTTTGATGACTTGGTAGCGTAGTCAGCGAATGGGTCGGGAAAATTCCCAAATTTTTTGTAGTCCGAAGTGTCCATACTAACTGGAATATATTATGTGCAAATATATTGAAAATCAGCGATTACTATATTTAACGCTTGATTTCCCTAAATCTCCTAAAGAAAACTTTATCACTAAAGTCTGCCTGCTTCTTTTCAGCCTGATGTTTTTGGGCAGCAAGAAGTGCAAGGCCAGAGCTAATAGTTAAGTCAAACTTTGTTCTGTCGTCAATCTTGTATCCAATCCAGTCCTCTAGTGTCCTGTTAAAAAACATATTTCCGTGCTCTCCAGTTTCTGAGTTATATCCAATGTGATTGTGTATGTATGACTCAATAGCTTGAGCGTGAGCCTGAATAACATCCTGCGAGTTTGACGGTATACCCTTAGTCTTTACTGTTACCCTTGATGTTGAACCCCCAAGGAATTTTGGTCTATCCATAAGATATCCATCATATCCACGCTCTTCAAAGTATCTAACAATTCCGTATTTGTTGTTTTCCACCAGCAGTGGAAATCCATAAAATACTGCAGCCATAAGGACATCCTCGTAGAATATTTTTGCAAGAGGTGGACGGCTTGCATACTCAGCAACAAACATATTTGATGGGCCAACCATATTGAACTTAGTGTAAAGGTGGCACGCACCCTTAGAGCCTCTGTTGTCAACGGTAGCATCAATGTCATAGGAGTCAACCCCACCAGCTCCAAGAAAGCTATTTGGTGCTACAAGCTTTGAGCCTAGTTCTTCCCTTTTGTTTTGGTATTCTTTTGGAGGTAGCCAAGCAATATGCCATCTACCTTTTGGGTCAGGCGCAAACTCCACTCGTCCATCAATAACGCCATCCTTCCACACAAAATTGCCAACGACAACAGGGTTGGGATATAAAGCGTCATTGTAAGAAATTTGCTCATATATCTTGCCAATATTAAAAAGGCTGCCCTCAATAGAGTCCCGAAACGCTTCGTCTGGGCTAAAAGGAAATTGCCGAATAACTTCATTGAGTTCTCTAGCATCTGTTTTAAGTGATTCTCGTTCATTTAATAAAAAGGTTTTTGCTCCTATTTCAATTGGCTCTCCATCAATGCCAAAGACCACTTCTTCTGGGTCTTCAACTACTGCATTACCATACTTGTCAAAAAATCCCTCAAGCGCATCATACGCAGGGATAAAAATTCTATAGAGACCACTCTTGGTTCTTCCGTTGGCGTTCCTATCTTTGGGGTCTGAGTCTAGCCATAGTTCTTTGTATTCCTTTCCCCCTTTATCCATAGGGTTAACCGTAGAGCCAACAAGGGCTTTGCCTACAATCTTTTTACCTACGATAAGACAGGTTCTGTGAATACGCCAAGACTCTCTGATGTCTGTAGGTTTTTCCCATTTTCCAGCTTCGTCAAGGTATAGCATATGTAGCTTCTCACCGTCATATGCGTTGTTTGTGGTGTTCTTCCAGTTCAGCACCGTGTTAAGTGCATCACCACGCTGCGATGTTTTGTTGTTCTTGGTTATTCTTTTAGAGGGCTCGCGGAAAGCGAGTTCCATTCTAGGATTCGTAGTACCATCTTGTATGGGCTTGAAGAAGAATGGGTAGGATTGGAATACAGGAACTGACTTCTTCATAAAGATGTTTTCCTGTGCATCCTTACCAGTCTTAGACATAAGACCAAGTAGCTTGTCTTTTACCTGAGTGCTTTCATCTATCAAGATACAAGCAGATATGTTTGTGTATCCAGAGCGACGACACTTAGTGTACAATTGACCTAAACTACGTGGGTCTACCTCGCAGGCAGCAAAGTGAACAAATATGTCACGCTGAAACTTAAGATAGCTTGGATATCCAATATCAATCTTGCTCCACTGAAGCATCATATAGTGCCTTCCAGTTATGTACGTTGGAACACCATTATTCATAAACCAGAGACCTTCTCTCCGCCTACGAAACTCCTCAACAATGTAGCTATTGTATCTGTCTCTAAACTCTTTGGGAGCCTCAGCCCATTCGTCCATAGAGCGTATCTTAGCTAGTTCCGCTGGCAGTGGTTGGCGTTGCCAGTACTGCTCTTCTTTCTTTTTACTGCTGAATAATATCTTATCTTTTGATGGCTCTTTTGGTAGCTGTATAAGTAAACCAGATATCTCAATTATGTCACCCTCTGTGTTATTAGGACAGATGTTGATGACATAGTCGGTATAGTCTTTTACTTTCTTTAGTCCAGCCATTACTTAGCAAATTCTTCAGCAAAGCCTCCAGAAAACTCTTTTTTATCTTCCATACCGCCAGAGTCTCTGAGCGAACGAATCATTTCCTCTAGCCGTTGTCTCTCCTGCAATAGTTCACGAGCATCTACTGCAGTCTGCTTGATAGACTGGAGCTCAGCCTTTCTTGCTGAACCGTTAATCTCTGGGTCAACAGGCTTTTTGATTTCCTCAATCATATTATTGATAGCTATTTCCATAGACTCCATAAGTCTTACGGCAGCATCAATAGTTTGAAATTTAACTTTCTTTGACATAGTTGAGGTCTGTATTTCTCATTCTCCAAACCTTAGTTCCGTCAGACAACTCCATAAGGTAGTCTGAGTTTTTAGTAAAGCCAACCGTTGCGCCGACACTAACACCCATCTCCTCAAGCTCTGGGTTGGAAAGATATACGACTCCTTCATTTGGCATTTTCTTGGCCTGTATTACAAATAAGCCTGACGCGGTCTTTTCTTCGGTTTCAGGTTCTTGTGCTTTTACAAAAATCCAGTCATTGAGCATAGTAATCTTTCCATCGCGCTCATAGGCGTAGGCTTGTGATGAGTATCCTCCGTTTGGGTCATATGAAACAAAGTAGTGGTCTTCGTCTATAATATGTGAAGACGAATCAACTACTATATGATGATGAAAATAAAGAATATCACCAACCTTAACCTCAGTAGAGTACTTAGATGGTACAGCAGCAACAGTGCCATAGTTATATCTATACTCAAACTCATTGAACTTAGTCTCAATATATATCTCAGAGTCTCCTAACTTAATAGACTCCTTTACCTTTTTGGGAAGGTATACGATGAACTTATCAACTGATTTCATAAATTAGAATTTACAGTCGTTCTCAATAATGACTGGGCAGTTCTCAATTTTCTTCCACCTAACTATAGACTCGTCGTCGTTAGTGATGTAGATGTGGTATACGTTGTTTCCGTTCTTTGACTTTTCTTTCTCGTCAAATACAATGTTTGAAATGGTTCCTGTGCCAGCTCTCATACCAACAAAGTATGCCATCCCGTCTTTTGGGTCTCGCCCAATAATGATTTTTCTAATGATGTCCATTTTAATTTAATTTTCGTCGTCAAGGCCGTAGTTCAGCCAGAAATTAATGTTCGTGGTATCTTCTCCATTAAATCTCTCCTCGTGCTCGGCAGCTCGCTGGTCTACTTGGTATGCGTGTGATGCAAACCCAAGCATCTCATCAAGCTCCTCCTCGTCGTAAACACTCATAGAGTATATGACATCCATAGCTGGCTCGTCCTCTGATTTATTGTCGGTGATTGTAGCACCGATGAAGACATACGAAAACTCAGTTCCGTCTTCTTCCATTTTCATTTGCTTGATTTTTTCAAGCATTTGTTTTAGCTCTGCGGCAATCTTGTCAGAGTAAGCCATTGGATTGAATTTAATGTAACGAGTCCAAAGGTAATAAATTTGACACAGTAAATGAAAGTCCGTCAAGAACTATACACAATCCGCCCCAAGTTGACACATCTTCTCCGTCACCAGAAAAGTTAAACGGAACAGGGAATCCAGTTGATGTAACTATTCTCTTGTCTGTGTTATTGATGTTAAACGTTTTGTAGTTTTCGTATGAAGAGATGTAGTAAGTTGAACCAGTTTCCCATCTTGTCATAATCTCGTGGATGGGATTCATATGCAGAGGAAGAAATGGTGCTGCGCCTGCACTTTCAAATGCAGAGAGCGACTCAATAATAATTCTTCCCTGGGTATCCAACTTAATAGCAGCAAACGTATTGTACATATACTTAAACTGGTCTCCAGAAGTGTTATGTGTTACTGCATTTCTAAACAACGGATGGAAGATAGAAAGATACGTGTCTCTCTCTGGAACAACCAAATCATTAAGTTTGATTGAAGGAAGAGTAATTACTCCAGTTCCAACAACAACGCCATTATCTTCTACTGATACAGTTGAAGACTGCGTAAGTTCAATACTAGTAATATCATTTACGGCAGGAATGTTGGGGTTGCCATCAGTCGGGCTAAGCGGAATGTAGATGTTTCCTCTTAGGTGAAGAGTTCTATTGATAAGTCTGTACTGCGGCACTCTATGTGCAGGTATGCCAGAAATTGGTACAATTCCAAGTTGTTTGATGGGGTCGTACTGAGGGATGTCCATCCAGCCAGTGTCATAGTCCTGCGCAGGGTAGGAGCTATCAAAGGCGTTGCTTCCAAGCTGGCGAGTAACAACCTGTCCAGAGCCATCGCTAAAAAGAGCCGCGGTAACAGTAGTGCTAGTCGGAATGCTAGAGATGTAAGGATTAACTAGGCCAACGCTATTGCTAGCCAACAAGAGACCAGTGGTCTCGCCAATTCCAGACTCAACGGCCTTTCTAGTGGTGGTTACTCCACTAGTTGATAGTTTAAGAAGCTGTGAGTAGGTATCTTTTACCTTTTGACCAGTTAGTTGTGCCATAATTAATACTTTTGCAGGTACAAATTTAATTAAAAATACCGTGCCCAGAAAAAGTAACCTAGACAAGAAGGCTAGAGAGTTCGTTAAAATGGACAAAAAGGACATTGGTAGCAACTATCTTAAGAACCTTCGCTTCCTAAACAGAGAGCTTCGTAATGAAGGTGAGCTAACTCCTACCCAGTTTACCTTTCTGATGTATATCTACGACTACGACTTCTTTACTGCCCACGCACTGTCGGAGCACCTTAGTGAGCCAATCAAGGAAATACGTGATGTATTCATCTATCCATTGGTTCGCAAGGGCTATATCTTTAAGAAGTTTGATAGACTTACCGTTCCAAAGACTCCAGAGGGGGAGATGTTTGGAAAGTACGAGGATAGGTATAGGTACAGGGTGCGTTACGCTATGAGCCAGAAGGGTAGGCTATTTGTCCAGCGCATCTACCGCAAGCTAGAGGGCCGTGAGCCCATCTACTTGGATGAGAGGGCTACCAATAAGTGATTTACGAGTCTATTGTTCTCTGCACCAGTGTTTGCACGGTCAGAGCTTACACGCTTTACACCATTGGTGTTAGCTACTCTTTTTTTAGCACTTTTAGCCATTTGTAATGATAAATTTTTCTAGAGTCTTAATGCTATCTGACTTAAGCACGTTGGTGTAGTCACCATTGAAGTACTCAATCAAGTGCTCTCTCTTAAAGGCAAACCACATATCCTTGTACGGACTAAAGTGAAATAGCCAGTCGTTTAGTTTCTCACTCTTCGTCATAGTAGCAAGCCTTAATCTTGTAGTGCATAGGCTTCATAGAGCCAGCTTTTACAGCCGCCTGAACTTGCTTTACAGCCTCCTCAAGTGACATAGCTTTAACCTCTACTTCAGCGCCAGACATCTCTACCTTGCCGCCTTCGCTGTAC